GCCTTCTTGAAGTCGAAGGTATCGAGGAAAGATTTCAGGCCTTTGCCAAGAGCCTCGCCGACCTTCTTGAAGTCGATAGAGGCCAGGAGCGATGCGGCGAAAGTAACAGCGGTATTTAAGGCTTTGCCGATGCTCGTTCCAAGGGATGTGGCAAACTTCTCGTCTCCGAAGAAGCCCGTGATGAAAGTGCCGATGCTTTTCCCGATTTTGGCGGCCTTCTTTTGGATGGTGTCCCACGGGATGCTGTCGAGTGCCTCGGACAGTTTCCTTGCGAGTAAGGTTCCGAACTCGGTCAGGTCGCCCTCTTCGAGGCCTTCCTTCAGTTTCTTGACGAACTCCGCAATCGGGCCTTCCGATTCGACCTGATGCGTTTCAAACATCTTCGTCCAGTCGAGGCCGGTTCCTGAACTGCCCTTGTTCGGGTCAGAAAGGCGGTTGATTTCATCGAACGGCCCCAGCCACTTCTGCATGGCTTTTGCCGTCTCTTCCGCTTCCTCGCCGTATTTGATAGGGAACTTAATTGCGGTGGTGTACTGCGTCTGCCCGGTCAGGGCCGCAAGAAATTCAGCCACCTGCGCCGCAAGGGCCGCGAAGTGGTCTGATAACATATCGATAGCCGGGGCGACCACATTGATAATCGGTTCCGCAATGGTCGCAAGGCTGTTCTTGATGTACAGGGCCGAAGTCGCCATGCTGTCCATTGAGGAATGGAACCGCGTCCCGGCGTACTCGGAGAAGTGATAGAGGTTTTCGATGCCCTCTTTCATCCCCTGTGACAGTTCTTTCAGTAATGTGCGTAGCCCTCTGTACAGAGCGATTCTGCCAAGTGACCCGGTCAGGTGGCTGATATCGCTCCGAATCTTCCCGACAAAGTTAGCAAGCCCACGGGCCGGGGTGAGCGCAAGCCCGAAGACTTTGCTCAACGCGCCACCGCCAGCAGTTTTTGCAATGCCAAGCAAATGCGTAGCGACCGACTTTGTGGCTGAAGACAGCCTGTTCATCGCCCTGGCGGCAGTACCTGCGTGAGAAGAAATGTGCCGGATGGAATTGCTTCTGCTCTCGCCACCGCTACCCCCGCCTCTCATGGCGGTATCCAGTTGCAGGCTGAATCCGTTTACATCCGGGTACTTATCATTGATTTCGTGGACGGTTCTCGCCACTTCCAGTAGTTTCTCGGAAGCGTTCTTCGGGACGGACACGGCGACCTTGATGTGAGATTCAAAGTTCTCCAGTTTGTCCCGGTACTTTTCCATCACATAACCGATGTCGAAGAGGTTCTTTGCGCCGTCCTTCGGGACATTGATGGCGAACTTGAAGTTGAAACCGTTGAGGGTTTCTTTGAATCGGTTCACCGTGTCCATGACCTTTTGAAGGTTGGTCGCCGCACTATCAGGAATGTTCAGGACTGCGCCAAGACCACCCTTGCCAACCTTCACCCCATTCAGAGCGTTCTTAATACCGGAGATGGCAAGAGCAATGTCGCGAATCTTATCGGCAGTCCCGGGAGCAACAGAAAAATCGAGGTCCTTCTTGTTAAAGGCTAACTCGTTGAATCTGTCCTTCACCTTTTGAAGCGCATCGGACACCTTGGTGATGGACGAAACAGCCGACTGGGTGTTGGCGTTTATATTGATTTGTATGCTTTCGGTTGTGTAAGCCATACTCATTTTCCTTTACACAGGGGTGTCTAACGGTTCTTTCTTGCCCCAGTCTTTCCCCTGTTCCACAAGCAGCTTCATGTACATCTCTGCCTGTTCGACTTCCCGCTTCTCCTGTTCCTCTCTCTGCGCTTCAATTTCTTCATCGGTCATCGGGAACGGTCTTTCCGGGTATTCATACGGTGGCTGGCCCTTGTCTATGAACGCGTTGCCTATGGAAGCCATGATCGCTTCCCGCATATACAGGCCGCTCATCCACAGCGAGTAGTTTTCCTGCCTTCGGCGGTACTCCTCCGCTTGCAGGTAGTCCCTGACAAGCAGAGGGTCGCCGTACCAATACTCATCGTAGGTCATCCCCAATGAGCGAAAGTAGGGGAAGTCTCGCCGGAATACCGTTGTAAAAGGTTTCGCCTCCTTTACTTGAGGAGCGTCACCTTCCACCCGGAGTTTTTTCCCATTTCCTCCGTGGTCTCTACGGCATTGTTGCTATAGGCCGCCTGATTGTACAGGAGGATAAGCCGCTGAAGGAAGTCAGGGGAGAAACCGCCAAGGGCTTCGTAAATCTTGTCCGTCTGCGCCCGGCTGATGTTGCCATGCTTCGGGCCGTGGTGCATACGGAACGCCAGGTAGAACAGTTCCGGGAAGTTCGTCACGGGGTACTTCAGGACATTATCGACCTCGAAGCCGCGGGATTCCGCATAGGACACGGCTTCCTTGTTGAAGTCGAGGGTGTAGGTTTCACCATCCGGGTTCGCTAACTCGATGGCGGGGATTCTTTCGTCTACTTCGTTCTTCTTAATCTTCTCTGCCATAATCTTTTTCCTCCTTCTGATCGTGGCTTAAAGGTTCGTATCAGGTAGGCGCGTTCTCAAAGGTCGGCGCGCTCTGCGGGGCGATGTACAGGGTGGTTTCCAGCGCGGCGTTCACAGCTGCTTCGTTGAATCCGCAAGCGACCGGTTCGCCCTTGAAAAAGACGGCCTTTTCCAGTTTCGGATGAGCGATGCAGAACCAGGTGGCTTTGCTGTCCGCGATGGCGGTGGTGTACGCAGTTAACAGCGTATCGTTCCAGGCGGTCAGCACATCCGCGGTCAGGTTGGCGGTGAACTGCATCACGCCGCCGAGATCCTTCAGGCCCGCAATATACTGAAGGAAATCGGTCTCATTGAGGGGCGTAACATCAATGCTGTTGGGCTGGGGGTTGGTGGAAGGGGTGGCCTTCACTTCGGGGATAGTGATATAGCCCGTAGTAGGACGGGTGCCAGCGGTGGTTTCGACCGCGTAGGACAGGGTCATACCAGCGGTAGATAATCTCGGTGCTGCCATAGTCTTTGCTCCTTTTTAGTAAGATTGATAAATGATATAGGTTCCGTCCTCTCGGCCTTCGCCGACAACGGCTTCATAACGGCTCTCAAGGCGGTAAATGGTTGCGTCTGCAAGGTTTGGCACTTGCATTCTTACGGTCCGGGTGAAGCCCAGTTTGGTCATCTCGCCATCGATAAAGTCGGCGATGGCCTTGGCCTCGGACTTCTTCCCGGAAGTCTTGTTGCTGAACACGGACACGGAGTACATCACCCGGACAAAGTCATCGATTCTGATGGTGCTTCCTTCCCGGACAACATAGTTGTCTGCTTCGTAAAGCATCACAGCCGGGAAAGAGGCCGGTACAGGCAGATATTCTCCGACCATGTAGATGCCGGGGAACTGCTCCCGTGTAGCCGTGGCAACGGCGGTAAATACATCGTTCTCAATGTTCGTCATTCGCCAAATATCTCCCGTCTGACATTCTCAACCGCAATGGGTCTGACTTCCTTACCCGCCTGATACATAGCCATAGCGGGAGGGTTGCCGTAGGTATGCACCTTTTGCCCGGTAACAGGGTCTTTGAACCACCATCCTTTGGGGTTGCTCCAGTTCGGGCTGTCCGGGTTGTATGTTCCGGGGCCGAAACCGAACTCGCTGTTTTGAGGATGCC